CTACTGAGGAACAGATCAGATCAATTGATGTTTATATTACTAAGCAAGCAATTGCAACTGCTACCACCGATGATGTTTTAAGACCAGCGTTATCTCGGTTAATTCGTTCGACTCAGGATGTTACTAAAGCTCAGGAATTGTTAAGCCTTGCTCAAGAAATTAGCGTGGCAACTGGTAAGCCATTAGAAACAGTTACAAACGCATTAGGTAAAGCCTATGATGGGTCAAATACCGCATTAGGTAAATTAGGCCTAGGAATAGATGCAGCAACATTAAAAACCAAATCATTTGATGATATTACTAAAGAGTTAAAGACTACCTATGGCGGGTTTATTGCCAATGAATCTACTAACGCTGAATTTAAGTTTAGACAATTAACTATTGCTATGGATGAGGCTAAAGAACAAATAGGAGCAGCATTACTTCCTATTTTTGTCAAATTTGCTGATTATTTAATTCAAAGAGTAGTTCCTAACATACAGGCATTTATATCTGGATTAACGGGAGATAACTCAATTGCATCAGAAACAGCTAAAGCAACCGAAGGTGCTTTTCAATTTGGTGAACAATTACGAGGAGTTATTAAGTTTGTAATTAACATTAAAGATGAATTGATTATATTAGGTGGAGTTATAGCCACAGTATTTGTTGTCAATAAAATTGCAGCATTTGTTACCGCTATTGGAACATTAATTGCAGCCATGAAAACGCTTAGAACGGCAGCAGCAGGTGCAGGTGTTGCAACTGCATTTGCTACCGGTGGAGCATCTGTTGGAACAGCAGCAGCAGCATTAGCAGCTGTGGCAGTTACTTATGGATTAAGTCAATTTGCTAGAGGCGCAGACGAAACCGGAGCAGGTGGATCATCATTTGAATATGGTGCAGGAAACCCACAATTTGGTTTGCCAACAGGTGGTGGCGGTGGTTTTGGTGGCGGTGGCGGTGGTTTTGGTGGTGGCGGTGGAGCAACAGGCGGTGGCGGTGGTTTTGGTGGTGGAATTGTTAGCACTCAAGCAGCGACCAGCCTAAAAGATTTAACAGATAAATTACTTAATGTCCAAGATAGATTTACCGAACTGACATTCCAAGTCGCATCTGGTGGAGTATCTAAGTCAGCTGCTCAAAAACAATTTGATGCACTTGAAGCCCAATTTAGAGTGCTTGAAAAACAAGGCAAGACACTAGCAGCTAATCCAAGTATTGTAATCAATGTATCAGGTGCAATAGATCCAGAGGGAACTGCTAGAGCTGTGGCAAATCAACTTAATAGCCAAGCAGCTAGATCGGTAACCGCGTTACGAGATAGAGTGAATTAATGTCATCATTTACACCAGACTGGAAACTAACTGTCGGTGGGGTTGATTATACTAACATCACCATTTCAGATGTCCAACACCAAGCAGGTCGATCTGACATCTACCAACAGGCACTTCCTTCATATATGCAAGTCACGCTGGTAGCATTAAATAACCAAACACTTCCATTTGACATTAACGACTCTTTTGATTTGCAAGTTAAAGACTCAACCGGATCTTATGTTTCATTATTTGGTGGAGATTTAACGGATGTTACAGTTGGAGTTTTACAAACAGGTGCAGCATCCACAGTTATCCAATACACCCTTTTAGCTATGGGTTCACTTGCTAGATTAACCAAAGAAATCTTTAATGACAACATTTCTCAAGATGAAGATGGCAACCAAATCTATGAGATTCTTTCTAGCGTATTGCTTGGAACTTGGAATGATGTGCCAGCAGCTTCAACATGGGCAACTTACAATGCAACCGAAACATGGGCAAATGCAGTCAATCTAGGACTTGGCGAAATAGATCAGCCTGGTCTTTACACCATGAGTTCCCAATCAAATGTAACCAACACTATTTACAATGTGATTTCAGATATTGCAACTTCAGCCTTTGGATATATTTATGAGGACAATACCGGAAACATAGGTTATGCAGATGCAGACCATAGGCAGAATTATCTTTTAGTTAATGGTTATGTTGAACTAGATGCTCGCCATGCGTTAGGCGCTGGCTTATCTACAATTATGCGATCAGCAGATGTTCGTAATGATATTTATATCAATTATGGCAATAATTACAATTCACAAGTTGATGCCACAGATGCCGCTTCAATTGCCTTATATGGTTACAAAGCTGAAACTATCAACTCTAGGGTTCATGGGGCGACCGATGCTCAAGATATTGCCGATCGATACATAGCCCAAAGAGCTTACCCAATCCCAGCATTCCAATCGATCACATTCCCAATCACTAACCCTGAAATCGATAACGCAGATCGGGATGATCTACTAGCTGTATTCATGGGAATGCCAGTTCATATTCAACACCTACCAAACCAAATCTCAGGTGGAGATTTTGAAGGTTATGTTGAGGGCTGGTCATGGAGTACTCGGTTCAATGAACTGTTTCTGACAATCAATGTTTCCCCAGTCGCATTCAGCCAAGTGGCGATGCGTTGGAATACAACTCCAGCCACAGAGGCTTGGAACACTTTAAGCCCAACTTTAACTTGGGAATACGCTACAATAATCTCATAGGAATAGGACAATATGGCAACCACTACTAATTACAGCTGGACAACACCTGATGACACCGATCTGGTCAAAGATGGTGCAGCTGCTATTCGCACACTTGGTTCATCTATTGATACAACCACAAAAAACTTAAATCCTGAAACAACTCTTGGCGATATTTCTTATCGTTCATCTACTGCAAACACAAACACAAGATTACCATTAGGAACAGCTGGACAAGTATTAAAAGTTAATAGCGGTGCAACCGCTCCTGAGTGGGGTTCTGCTCCTAGTGGTGGTGCTAACTGGAGTTTATTAAATTCAGGTGGCACAGCATTAACTGGCGCTCAAACAATTACTGTAAGTAGCGTTCCAACTGGCACGGATAAAATTATGATTTTGGTTGAAGGCGCATCATCCGCTTCTGCTTCATCATTTATTACAATTAGATTAAATACCGATACAGGTTCAAATTATGCAACTTTGTTTGCCAGATGGTTGCCAACCAGCTCTTATTCAGTAAATAATCAAACAGCTGCTGGTGGCATAGGAAGTCTTGGTACAAGCATAACTTTAGGCAGATTGTCTACTTCTGCTAGTGGAACATTAAATGGAGCAATCACCATAACTGGATGTAATGCTTCAGGAGTTAAAGCTTTTCAAAGTGTTGGCGCTGGCACTCCGGGAGGCGCTTCAGAACAAGAAACTTGGATTGGTCAAGGTTATTACAATTCAGCATCAGTTATTTCATCAATATCAGTTTTTTCTACAACTGGTAATCTTGATGCTGGCACAGTTTATGTTTACACAAGCGCGTAAGGGGATATTATGAAAATTATTGAGAAAACATTTGATGTTGCAACTGGCGAGGAAACAATAACTGAGCGAAATGAAACTCCTAATGAAAAAAAGGAGCGCGAAGCATTTGAAAAAGAAATTGCTGCAAAAAAACTTGAATTTGAATCAAAGACAGCGCAACGCCAAGCAATTGCAGATCGTTTAGGTTTGACTGCTGATGAATTGCAAATTTTACTTGGCTAATGAAGCCATATTTATCTAAAGCTGCTGAAACACTACGCGACCAAATAAATGGAGCGTTTGTGGGTCGGAGCAGGAAAGCTGATGGATGGATCGGGGATAGTAAGCATTCATCTAGAAAATCCGATCACAACCCACGACCTGACGGAGAAGTTTGCGCGATCGACATTGACGCTGGCTTATCTGACCAACAAGGGGTTAGTTATGATTTGGCAGATCAGCTTCGACTCGCAGCAAAAAAAGATAAGCGTATATCTTACATAATCCACGCTGGCAAAATTGCTAGTGCTAGATCATTATGGAAATTCAGAAAATATACCGGAATTAACCCGCATCACAAACACATTCATATTTCTTTCAAGCCTAATCAATCAGGCGAGAAGTTTGACATCCCACTACTGAAAGGTAACTAAATGAAACTAACCGCAAAACACAAAGCAGCAATTAAGTCATATTTAAGAGCTGTGGCAGCTAGTGGAATTACAGTTGCCCTAGCAATTGTGGCTGACATTCATCCAGCCTATGCAACTATGCTTGGTGCGATTGTTGCGCCTATTGCAAAAGCGTTAGATCCAAAATCAGGGAGCGAAGCGGATTATGGAATTAATGCGTCATGACCGCAAACGAATGGGTTGGCATAGCCGTTGGCGTAAGCGCCG